AGTTTGGTCTATTTTGGTAGTTTGGTATAGGGTGGGGGTTATTTTGTTTAAACTAGGTACCATATTTAAGGGAGTCAGATTCTATGTATATATATAGCGAGTAGAACATATAATATGTATATTTAATGTAAGTATTTAGGTACCATCTAGGGGTGTCTAGTCTTGGGGTAATTTTTTAGATTTCAAATATTTACGATATTGCCTTTCTCTTTTAACCCAAAAGTTCTTACTGCCATAGCACTTGCCGAGTTTCCCTGCATTGAGATTAGATATTTTTCCACCTTCAAGCATATCTTTGACTTCATAAAATTCTAAACCTGTCTTATCAGCACAATCTCTAATAATGCAATCTTTCAGGGTTGAGCCAGGACCTAGTAAAATTATATCTATTTCAGGTTGGGACATAACTTTTAGAAATGCTTTACGACCTAGCTTTTCCGTCTCTGAAAATCCTTCCCAGTATTCCATTATTCCTCCTAAGTTTCTGTAAATCTAGTGAACAATTGTCGCACAGTTCCCCGTTCCACCAGTTGAGTTGCTTTCCGCAGACTTTACATTTTTTCATTACTCACCATTTTCATCAATACATTTTTTAGGTCTAATGCTTTTTTTGGTAAAATGAAATTCTTTGGGTTTGAAATATTTTTTACCACAATTTTCATAGAAAAAACCATCCATAGCATTTTCTTCAATGGAATATGCTGGACAACCACTGCATCTTTTCGGATTATCAAGTTTATGTTCTATTTTCATAATCTCTCCTTATCATACTTATGCGACAATTCATTAATTTGAGAACACCAGTCATCCGCCTGTTCTTTTGTAAGTTTAGGGGGTTTTGGGAGTTTGGGAACCTTCAAATCTTCAATCTTGGCTTCAAGAATTTCAATACAGCTTTTAAGAGTTGAAACCTCCCTCTCTAGGTTACGATTATCTCGTACTAGTCTTTCCAAATCTTCTAATTTCATCATCTCTCCTATCTAATCTTGCCTATCAACATTCCTAGTGCATAGCAGTAGGTTTCTTCTGAACTTCCATTGTCTAGTTGTATTCCCCTGTGCCTGAGGTTCTTGCTGACAGCGTGTAGGCACTCGTGAACTAGGTCTGGTAGGTGTCTTGTTCTTGTCCACACCCAGATTACCTCAGAACCATTTTTTACAATCCTTGAACAGATACCACCAACATTGGTCAAGTCGTCGTCAAATTTAATAAGTTTTCTTATTTCCTGTACAAACTGTTTCTCTGGCATTCCATAGCTTACATGGTAGGTAGCCCTGAATGTATCGTCGTAGATAACTTGGGTCTTGTAGGTTTTCGGGGTTTTTTTCTTTTTCATGGGCATAATATATCCATTTAATAATAGTATATAATAGCAGACAACCCGTAAACTCTTTTTCCTGTGATAACCTAGAGTGTTGAATCTAAGTTATCTTATCACAGTTGGGCATTCAGGTTATTGGGTTAATATCACGAATGTTGGTCCCATAGTTGTACTACAAAGTTCTTTTGTGCGAGTGCCTTTTAACTCTTTACACTAAGTAATACTCTTGCTCCCATAGTTCAATAATATTAAAGTTTGTAGCAAGTTGTCAAATTTATTTTTCACCCAATTTGCATCAAAGCATACCCTTTAGACAGTCCAATAGGAGTAGTTTCTGTGATGTAAATGTTCTGATAAGAAAGAACGAAGACATAGCCAACATAATCAAAGAAATACCATAAGATACCCCTGCTGTAATAATCATCCATTCATGTTTGCCATCTTTTACAGAAATAAAACAATAAATAGATAGAACAAATATCAATCCAAATATAATTGTTATTTCAGTAGCCACTGTTCTCTGCCATTCCAATATCTCCTTACAAATAGAGGGAGCTTGCTCTATAGTAAAATTTTTCATACCACTAATAATATTAATCAATTCAGTTGCTAGTTCTTTTGTTATCTCAGGTTTCATATTTTCTCCTAAAACAAGTCTACTAAATTTCAAGCAATTTGACAAATTTACATTTTCTTTATTACTATGTATACATGGATAAATTTTATAAGAAAGACGACAAGTTTGGTGCCGTCGGTAGACCAAAGGGAAGTGGGTCAATCACAGCAGGATTGAAGAAGTTGATGAAAAGTGATACTGGCGATGCACTAATGTCAAGAATCAATCAAATCATTTTAAATGAAAAAACTAGCACTAGGGATTTTTTAGACTTGGTTAAATTTATCACAGATAGACTTGAAGGTAAGGCTGTCAGTACCGAGTTGCATGGTGATTTAAATAATCCACTTCTACACATAGACACAGCAACACTAATTGCTAAACTTGAGGCAATTAAGACTATACCCGAACCAATAGAATTGGAAGTAATCCCAGAGGAAAATAATGAGAAGGAAGAAAAACCGAAAGAGATTTAGTCCACCAATTGAGTGTAGTATTCCTAAACCAATAGCACAAGCATTTAATGTTATGCTGACATTTGGTGAAACATACGAGTGTTCAGTTAATTGTCCGTTTAGGCATAATGACTATTGTACACTTGCAGATGAATGTGTTGGATTTGATGGTACATATACACGAACCCAGAAATGCCTTGAAGGCGGTTGTATAAGGATAAAAATATGAAATCTATTGTAGTAAGAAAAGGAAAGGGATATAAAGTCAAACAGCTTGTTCTTGGACACAGGAAAGAATTGGAATTACATTACCACAAATTTAGAGAAGAGCATTTGATTATCGTACATGGCTTGGCAAGAATTGAGATGGGTGGATTTAGCATGATAATGGGGGTAGGTGAATCACTTGATGTTCCAGTAGAGGTTGTACATACAATCAAGAATCTAAGGAAAGAGAATTTAGTTATCATTGAAGTTCAGCATGGTAAGAAATTGCACGAAGGGGATTTTGTTAAACTGTGAGCATACTTGAAGATGTAATTAACTTTGAAATTGAACGACGCAAACAGCATGAAAAATTAAGAGGGTTTGTACCCAATGGTGCACAAGAAGAATTTATCAATGCTATCGCTACCCCTCTAGTAAGAACAATTATTTTTCCTGCCGCAAATGGAGTTGGTAAGACTTGTAGTGCAATAGCCACAATCGCCGCAATCATATATCCAGAACTAGCAGAACATAAAATTTTTCAACAGGATTTCTTTCAACATTTTGAAAATACTGGTTATCCCAAACGAATAAGAATTATCAGTACAGGAAAAGAAGTTGAAAGCACAGGAAGTATTCAGGCAGAAATCCAAAGATGGTTTCCTCGTGGTAGATATATAACAGAGAAGGGTGGCAAGACTTTTGTCAACAAGATGTTTACGGACAATGGGTTTGTAATAGATATTATGACCTATGACCAAGACATTGACCAGTTTGAGGGTGCTACTCTAGGTATAATTATTTTCAATGAACCACCACCCGAACCTATTTACAATGCTTGTATGGCTAGGCTTAGATATGGGGGTAAAGTTATAATGCCAATGACCCCACTCTATACAAGTGCGTGGATAAAAGACAGGCTTATAGATGATGGCGACCATAAAAAAACAAGAGTAATCTATGGAGATATAGAGGCTAACTGTAAAGAACATGGCAAGAATGGATTACTACCACATAGTGCCATTGAGGATATGCTTGCAGGTTATGACCCAGACGAAATAGACGCTAGGGCTCATGGTAAGTTTATGCACCTTAGTGGACAGATATTTAAAGGTTTTGACAGAACAGTCCATGTGTCAAATGAAGTCATTATCCCAGAAAAAGATGCTACCTTCTTTCAGGTTGTTGACCCTGCAATCGGGAAACCAATCGCCGCAATATGGGCTTTTGTAGATAAGACAGGAAGGATTGTTGTATATGATGAAATACCAGATTTTGATTTTCATAAAGCAAAAGATAGTAATCTAACTGTTAAAGATTATAGAGAAATATTTATAGGCAGGGAGGGGGGCAGGACAATTCACAATCGCATACTTGATAGACACTTTGGTAATGTGCGCAGGTCACTTGGAGGTCTAACACTTAAACAGGAATTTGCAGAGGTGGGTATTGATTTCTATGACAGTTATAGGGTGTCTGAAAATATGCCAGAAGTTGAAACTGGCATAATGAAAGTAAAAGAATATCTACGCTATAATGTAAACAAGAAAATGGATTCATTAAATGTGCCCCTATTGACAATCTCCGCAAACTGTATTAACCTAGTAAAGAGTTTAGAAAGATGGGCAAGGGACCCAAAGACTGGAAAACCTAAAGAAGATTATAAGGACCATGCTGACTGTTTGAGATATTTAGTTATGGCAAATCCCGAACATGAAGTATTAAAAACTTGGACTTCGCCAACACCTTCACACTACGGGGTAGGTAATTAATGGAAATAAATGATGATGCAATGCAGTACCTCAATAGTCTTGAAAAAGAAAAAAAACAAATTAAAATTAAATCAGTATCTGAAGCAAATAAATTAGACCTCCATGCGTTTTGTAAAAGTTTTATTTCAAAATCAGAATCGTGGCGTAAAAATTCGTATGAAGAAAAATGGCAGAAGTGGCAGAGAAATGCTGATTCAACTTTTGACCCCTCCGTAGCCGCAAAGAAAAAATCATGGCAAAGTAAAGTAGTTGTTCCAATGACTGCAAGTCACAGGGAAAATGTAAAAGCACATCTATTTAGAATCTTGTTTGGTATTAGACCACCCCTTGAAATGAAATCCAGGAATGTGCAGGTTGATGACCAGAGTGAAAATATCAAAGATATTATTCTGCGCGAAATGGAAAAGACTAGATTTGAAACTACTGGAGATAAAATCCTTGATGACGCTACTATCTATGGTTCAGGATTTTGCAGAATTAGATGGGAAGAGAAATACGAAGATAGAGAAATTCGTGAACTTCAAGAAGATGATGTAAATGTTTTTGACCTAAAAGCACTCTTTAAAAGATTTACTGGCAAAGGTGAAAAACACTATGATTCACATATAGAGAATATATGTTCATATAAGGGTTTAAGATTTGAGTGGGTTAATATTTGGGATGTATTCCCAGACCCTAAAGCACTAGTTATTCCTGGAAGTCCTATCGCATATCGCTTTAGATTAACCTATGACGATATTGTACAAGGTGTAGCAAAGGGTTACTATTTACCAGAATCTAAAATCGCATTGCAGGATATAGAATCAGATGATACATATTCAGATGGCGAAGATGTAGTTCAATCTGAAAGAGGGATTGCCGACGAAAGTTCAGAGAAAACTAAATTCAGCAAGGGATTTAAATGTTATGAGTTCTTTGCAATGTTACCAGAGAAATGGGTAATAGGTGGAGATAAAGAAAAACTTATAGTCGCAAGGATTCTATTTAATAAATATACTCTTATTGCCATTGAGCCTAGCGATGCCTATGATAATGAACCGCCAATCTTTAAACTTGACTATATGCCAGTTGCTAGTAGATTCTATGGTGTCGGTATTCCTGAAATGCTTGAACATCCACAGTTGGTCGTGAACGAAGTTGTAAATCAAAGGTTAGACAATGGTGCTTTAATTTTGAACAAAGGGTTAGGTATAATCCAAAAGGCATTGGTAAACCCTAAAGAAGATTTAGAATCTAAACCTGGAATGATGGTAAGATTGAACGATAAAGTTGTTCAGCAATTTGGTGGTATAGATAGGGTTATGAAAGAGTTAAGATATTCCGATACCCCAGTCAGGGCAGGATTTGCAGAAGTCAATGACGCTGAAAGGTGGGCACAGGAAAGAACATCTGCCAATAGGGTTACACTTGGTACAGCAGGGCAAGTTCAGGATTCTAACCAGACACTTGGTGGTCAGAAAATGTTGCGTGAAAGTGCTGGTATCAAGTTTGCCTATATTGGTTTGTTAATGGAATTTTCATTTATGAGTGAAATATTCAGGGCATTTTGGAAAATCATTTACAAGAATATAGATTTTGAAGAAGTTAAAAAGGCACTGGGTCCAGATAGGGTACAGACATTTAAATTACTTACACCCGAAGAAGTTGACAGAGATTATGTCTACAGACCTCGTGGTGTATTCACAATGGAAAACAAGTTTATGAATCAGCAAATGTATCAGAATCTATTTATGTTATTTGGTCAACAGCCTTGGTTTGATCCCGAAGCTACTTTTGACAAAATCGTACAGTTGACTGATGATGACCCAGAACAGTTTAAAAAGAAAGTACCGCCAACGACTGGTATGCCAGGAATGGAAGGACAAATGCCAATGGAAGGTGAGGGTGGTGCAATGCCTCCACAGCAACAGCAGGATGAAACAATGCCACCAACACCACCACCAATAGGATAGAGGATAAATGACCCCAGAAGAACAAGAGAAGGTATCAGCAGAACTTAGATTTATGTTAGGTACTCCAGGGTGGAGATATTTGAAACAACACATTGACCTGGAAATTTTAGAAGGTTGGGAAAAATTTATATCACTTCCAGTAGAAAGGAAAACATCCAAACAGGCATACAATCAGCAATCAAGATATGATGTACTTAAAAAATTGCTTGAATGGATAAGAGGTGAAACAGATTTAGCGTAGTAAACTTATCAGTAGCCATAAACACCTAGTGTCTGGCAAGGGATAAGATACAACCAATAAGACCCACGCAAGTGGCAATCTTAGGAGGCGAAATGGAAGAGAACAAAACGGTACAGTCAACTGATATTAAGGTAGCTGGTTTACCAGAAGAGCCAACTAT